CTACCATTTCGATAGGAGTGTCTACAAGGCAGTAGCAAAGCATTGATTGAGTCTTGCCAGTAAGCCACATATAACCTTGAAGCTGATAGTAATAATCCTTTAAACAACAAGAACAATGAAAATAGAAATCACACACTACGGACACAAGGCGAGCTATGAGTTCGAACACGAAGATGTAACGCTCGATGATTTGGTTTATCACCTCGATAAATTGCTCAAGCTAACGGGCTACACATTTGATGGTGAATTAGAAATCGTAAACGAAGACGAATGAGCCACAACCAAAACGAGCGCAACGAATACTGCGCAGCAATCAGCACAATGATACTGATAACAATCGTATCAATTATTTTAGTAATCAATTTAATCTATAATTTATAATGGAAAACAAAGTAAACACGGGAGCAATCTTCAAAAACACGAACAAGAAAGCCGACAATCATCCTGACTATAAAGGGAAAGTAAACGTAAACGGCAAAGAGATGGAAGTTGCTCTATGGCTAAAAGAAGGCAAAGCAGGTAAATTCTTTTCAGCTTCATTTAGTGAGCCGTATGTAGCACCTGAAACAATGGATAGAAGACCTGTTAGTGATGAACAAGATGACTCATTGCCCTTCTGATGTACATTGACGATGACACACTCCGAAAGCAACTGAATAGGATATTGCTTACGAAAACACGAAACCAAATAGTCCAAGAGATTAAAGCCAAAGGACACAAGATGCACCAGTTTCAGTTAAACAACTTCCTTCAGCGCAAAGACGTAACCTTATCAACCTTACACAAGATAGATAACTACGTTTCACGAGAGATTTACTTAAACAACTTAGAGCCACTTTAACAGGTGGCTTTTTTAATTTTCTTGCGTGATTAAAATTTAGTCTTATATTTGTTTAGAATTTAACCAATGGATGCACTCAAAATATTAGCAGACCACCACAAAGAATGGGTTAAGATAGTCCGTTCATTTGGAGAGCAAGACCTTGCAGAAGATGTAGTGCAAGACGTTTACATCAGGATAGTCAAGTACAACTACGAGGAAAAGATACTCAAAGACGGAAAGCCAAACATAGCATTGATGTGGATGATGCTGAGAAATAGAGCATTCGAAATAAACAAAACTGGTAGCGTTCAGTTTTTATCATTAGACGAAGTAAGAGGAGTAGCAGATGCAGATTCTGAATTAGATAAACACGAAGCCCTTGAAAGACTACACATCAGGATACACGAAGAGATGGATAACTGGCATTGGTATGACTCAATGTTGTTTAAAGTCTACAAGGAAGGAAACGCATCAATGAGGGACATAGCTAAAGACTCAGGCATATCACTCACGTCTATTTTTAACACGCTAAAGAACTGCAAAGAACGATTGAAAGAGGAAGTCGGAGAAGACTATACTGATTTTACAAACCAAGACTACGATTTAATATAACTAAAATGGCAAAAACACGAACACCAAGAAAAGCACAAGGCTTAGGAGATACAGTAGAAAGTGTATTAGAAGCAACAGGAATAGCTAAGGTAGCTAAATTCGTATTAGGAGAAGATTGTAACTGCGAAGAGCGCAAGCAAAAACTCAACGAGTGGTTTCCATACCGCAAACCTGAGTGCTTAACTGAAGAGGAGTACAACTATCTTACGCAAACACGAATTCTTGAACAAGAAACATTCAAGCCAAGCGAAGTAACACGAATAAGAGAAATCTACTCAAGAGTAATGAAGATACGTTTAGAGCCGTCCTCTTGCGCTTCTTGCTTCAGAGAGATTGTATTCAACCTAAGAAAGATTTACCAAGCATACGAAGCGTAATATGAAAGTAGATAAAGTTAAAATCAGCGAGGTAAAGACGAACCCTAAGAACCCACGTCTAATCAAAGACGATAAATTCCGTAAGTTAGTCAAGTCAATCCAAGACTTTCCTCAGATGCTTGAGCTGCGTCCAATTGTAGTAGATGAGAACAACATTGTGCTTGGTGGCAATATGCGTTTAAAAGCGTGTAAGGAAGCAGGATTAAAAGACGTATTCATAGTCAAAGCAGAAAACTTAACAGAAGAACAAAAGCAAGAGTTTATAGTTAAGGACAACGTAGGCTTTGGTGAGTGGGATTGGGATATGTTAGCTAACGAATGGGATACTGAAAAGTTAGATGAGTGGGGATTAGACCTGCCTGTTGATTTAACAGTAGCTGAGGAGTTAGAAGCAGATGAAGACGATTATGAAGTTCCAAACGAAATAAACACGGACATAGTATTAGGAGACTTATTCGAAATAGGCGAACATCGTTTACTTTGTGGAGATAGCACCGATAGCGACCAAGTGGCAAAGCTAATGAACGGAGAGAAAGCTGATATGGTATTTACAGACCCTCCTTATAGATATAAAAAAATGGGAGATGGTGGAGCTTTTCACGAAGGGCATAAAAAATTGAAAGAAGACATTAAAGATATAGTTGATTTTGACCCTACTGATTTTTTAAATACTTTACCTTTGGTTTTTAATAAAGGAATTAATGCATATATTTTTTGCAATACAGATTTAGTTCCTGATTATTGTATTTGGGCAAAAGAAAATAAATATAATTTTAATATATTAACTTGGCATAAAAAATCCTTTATTCCCGCTTCAAATAACCATCATTTTCCTGATACCGAATATCTGATTTATATTTCAAAATCTGCTATTTTTAATTCGGGTTTAGATGTTAATTACGGAAAGTATTTTATTTTAGATAATGAAAAATCAATCGACCATCCAACAATTAAGCCAATAGAAATAATTAGCAATGAAATACAAATAGGTTCTAACAAAAATAATTTAGTTTTTGATTTCTTTTTAGGTTCAGGTTCAACTATGTCAGCTTCACACCAACTTAAACGAAAGTGTTACGGAATGGAATTAGACCCGAAGTATTGTCAAGTTATTATTGACCGAATGAAAAAGCTCGACCCAAGTTTGCTTATTAAACGCAACGGAGAAATAATTAGAGATTAATTAGAAAAGATGGCAAACGAAAAAAACTTAATACCTGCACAGAAAGGCGAGGTAAGAAATCCAAACGGAAGACCTAAAGGTGCAAAGAACCGAAGTACAATAGCTCGTCAGTGGTTAGAAGTAAATCAGTCTCTAAAGAACCCTTTAACAGGCGAGCAGGAAACTATGAGCCAAGAGGACTTAATGACTTTAGCGTTGATTAAAAAAGCTCGTGAAGGCGATGTATCAGCTTACAAGGCATTGATGGACTCAGGCTATGGCGCACCGCTTCAGCAAGTAGAACAAACGATAACCGAGTTACCACTATTTCCTGATGTAAGCAATGAAGATTAAATGCACATCCAAAAGAAGTTTTAAAAAGACATTAAGTCGAATGATTGCTAAAAGTGAATTTAAGATTGGCAATGATTATATGTTTTATTCCGCAGGTCATTTTGATTGCGGAATAAAAACTTACAAAGGATATAAGGTTCGGTTTATACCCGTTGGATATTGGGATTTTAGAATAGGGCATATTTATTTAGCTCCAAACATTTATGTACAAGAGGACAACGGCAACGAATAAGGTACTTGCTTTAAAGAACCGCATTAAGATTGTACAAGGTGGCACGTCAGCTTCCAAGACGTATTCAATCCTTGCGGTGTTAATTGACAAGGCACTACGCAAAGACGGACTCGAAATAAGCATAGTAGCAGAAAGCATACCTCATCTAAGAAGGGGAGCATTAAAAGACTTTGTCAAAATACTAAAATGGACAAACCGATTTAATGACCAACAGTTAAACAAGTCGCTGCTTACATATCATTTTAAAAACGGAAGTGTAGTAGAATTCTTCTCAGCAGATGATGCATCTAAGCTGCGAGGTGCGAGACGTGACATCTTGTACATCAATGAGTGCAACAACGTGACGTTTGAGGCTTACAATGAGCTTGCCATTCGTACCAAGCGTGAGGTGTACTTGGACTTTAACCCTGCGAATGAGTTTTGGGTACACAAAGAGCTAAAAGACGAACCTGACACGGACTTTATAATCTTAACGTACAAAGACAACGAGGCTTTAGACGAATCAATTGTCACACAAATTGAAAAGAATCGTGACAAAGCAGCTACGAGTTCTTATTGGGCTAATTGGTGGCGAGTCTATGGTCTTGGTGAGGTGGGTAGTCTTGAAGGTGTGGTCTTCAACAATTGGAAAGAAATAGACACGATACCAAAAGAGGCGAAGCTCATCG